TAGTGTGTCCCGTCATAGATTTGTTGTATTACGCTTTTAAAAGTGATATAACACATATCTTCACAATATTCTTTTATTCGGTCTGTATAGTCTTGAGCTTTTGCATCTCCCATTGATTCCTCAATGAATACATCCCATACCAGCTTATTTATTGTTTTGCTCATATTTCTCTATTTCAAATTCAATGTGTGCTATTGCTTTCTTTAAGCATTCTATTGGTGTTTCATGCTTCTTATACGCTCTGATGATGTAAGTTGTTGCACTTGCCAAATGATAGCTTAAATCAAAGTTATCACACACTTTTCTGGCTTCATATCCATTGAGCCCTTTGTAATACTCTGGGACTCTTTTATCATTAGGCTTTACATCGCCACATTTACAGTTGTTCATCATTCTATTTATTTTGTGGAGAATATCGGATTCGAACCGATGACCTCTTGAATGCAAATCAAGTGCTCTAGCCATCTGAGCTAATTCCCCTTCTTTCTTTTCATTCTTTGCCAATTGGTTTTTTGGTTGTGATGGTATTGACATAGCGTTTGTAGGTTCTCAAATCCGAATCTTGAACCTCCATCCTTTATCTCTACAATATGATCCACAATCTTTCCCTCTGTAACTCTACCTTCTTCTTCACACCATTTGCAAACGGGATTCATTGAGAAGAATGCTTTTCTTACCTTTTGCCATGCTCTACTTCTGTAAAAGTCAGAGTTCTCAGAAATATGTTTCTCAGTAAATCTGACCTTCTTTTTACTGTTAGCAATCCAGCTCTTTGGTTTTCCCTTTGGAAGCTTAGGCATTAGTTTAAGAGTTTTATTTCTTTAATATAGTCAAAATCCACATCATATTCAATCTTGATGTAAGGAGTTATCCCATCGTTGTTAAGCCAATCATCACAAACATCAATTAATTTGTCTATTGCTCTGGCATTTGCCTCCTCAACACTTTCATCATCTTTTATCATTATACTAACCTCTAGAACCGCTTTCAGCTTCATTTTCTGCTATTTGTTTTGTGAAATAATATAAAAACACCACAATCAATATTGGACTCATTAAAAATAGAAAAAAGATTTGAAGTGTAATTCTAAATAAACTTAACAAAATCTTCGAGGCTTTCATAAGTTCTGCATTCATAATTTTCAGTGTTTTCTTTTTCCTTAATTTGTTGTTCTTTGTGGTTCTCTGATGGTCCAAACATCAATTGAAATCCGATGTCGCTTGTTATTACTTTAGGCAAAATCATCTCAGCTCCGTCTTTCGTAGTTCTCCAGATTAGCTGATGATTTGTCCTTCTAGGCATCCAGAGTGGCTTTGTATTTATTTATTATCCGCTCCAGTTGTGATTCATACCAAATGGGAAAATCATACGTTTGCTCTGTTTGTTCCCAAACTCGATAGAGAACTGCTCTCAATCTTTGACTCGGTGTCTTTCCCCCCACCTCAAACTCTGTTGTGAATTTTTCTACTTCGTGGACCTCCTCTTTGTTTATTGTGTCCGAGCTTATGAGAATCATTCCAGCCTTCCTTCTAAGCTTAAACAATCGCATCATTGTTTCCTCTGGGAGCTCTTGAGTGTGTATTGTAAGGGAAAGAGATCCATCTGCTAGGGTTGACACTTTAGAAACTCCTCCTTCAAAAATTGTGCTTATTTTTGTCATCGTTGCATATTATAAAAATTGAAAGTAGTTCCCATTTATTTGGAGGGAAAGTTCTTAACAATTTTTTGTTAATCAAGTTCTTTAATTTTTTGTCTAATGTTTTCGATTGCTTCTTCATAATCTATTCTAGATAGCTTCACAACTGTCTGAGCTTGTTGTTCTAATTCAGCTGAAGTTCCCTCTCCCCATTTTCTATCTATTCCTATTGATTGACGATATTGTTCGCCTCCTCTAAAAGTATTACATCCAGCACATTGAGCATTGACGTTTTTTTCATTCCATCTTGTTGCAATATGCCTTCTGCTCATAAAGTGACCAGCATGAATAGAACCCCCAAAAGCTGGAGCTTCTTTTCCACATGAAATACATTTACAGAGTCCTCTATGGTCCGAGTCTCTTTTTCTAATGTATTCGCTAAAAAGCTTGTCTAGCTTTGCCTTGAGCTTTGCGGTTGTTGTTTTAGGCATGGTATCCCATAGCCTTCAAAACAATATCTTGTTTGGTCGTTTGCTTTTCTTTGTAGCTCAATCCTCTAAGATGAACATTGTCCTCTTGAATCTTAGCTCTTTCCCTTCTGACTGTTGCAGCGTTCTGGAGTTTCTTTTGAGAATATAAGTGAAGCAAATCCATCCCAGTCATTTTCTCTGGGTTTATCTTCATTTGTTTCAACTCTTGTAGCCAATAAAAAGAGAGGAGTTTATTGTCACAATCTCTCAGTTTTGGATGTCTTTCAAGCATTATTTGAACCTTCTCTTTTACTGTCATCTTTTACTCTTTTAATAAATTCTTTGTACTGTTTATCTTGTCTGTTGGCGAAGTATAAAGTCAGCCCAATATATCCAATCATCAAAACTAACAAAATCTTGAGAACAATCATACTTCATCTAAATATTGACGTATTTCAGCTCTCAAGCCCTCCTCCCATTTTGGAACAAGCATTTTTTCTAATTTGTGAGCTTCTATCTTTCGATTGTTCTTTTTCAGTAGATAAAGATCATAATAAGCCATAGCCTCTGAAAGCAAAGCTTTCAAATCCATTGAATCATAATCCTCTCTAGATTCTAAGATGTGCTTGGAAATAGTTTCCAGAATCTTTACAGTTTCAATTTTCAATTGTCCTTTTTTCATTTTATCATTTTTGCTTTGTTAATAGTTCCACCCATCAATCGGGCATTTTCTAGATATTCAAGTTCTTGTTTTTTGTGCATTTCAATCACTTTCTTTGCAACCTTTTTCTTTTCTGCTCTGAGCCAGATGTTCCATGTTCTAACATTAAGAAAGACACTAGCTTCATCTCCAGCTCTGACACCTTCTCTGAAGGCTCTAGAAACATCTTCCATTGTCATTGTGCTGAATTGAGTGTTGTTGGCTAAATCATCAACTAGAATGTTTGCCATTGTCACAATATCCTCAACTGATGGTTTCTGTCCAATCTCCAAGTAGGTTCTCGATAATACGTCCACCGCTTCTCTTTTCAACTTCGGGAGGTCGTTCTTCCATCTGTTCCAAATCTGATTCTTTTTGTCTTTCATTTTTTTTCTTTAATCTTTGCAGCCTTGATCTCTCTTTGCTCTCAATGTCATGAGGTATTGGTTGAAAACCGAACATGAGTTCAAAAGCTGACTTAGTTACCATTTTATCAAATCTCTAGCTTTTTGCCAATTATCAAAGGCACTCTTTGTTTTTGATTGTTTCTGATGTTTAAGGTCAAATATACCTTTCCATCCGTTCTCAATTGATTGCTGGATGATTTGCTCTTGGACCTCATGACAACCTTGAGATAGTCGCATCAGCTTTCCGACAGCGGCTTTTTCTCCAATTGGTTTGTAAGTCAAACGGAATGTTTCTTTTCTATAAGCTCTCCACATTTTCCAAGCCTCCACATTTAATTCTTCTAAATGTTCAAACTCAAACTCCGCTTTCTTTTTAGTATTTAGTTTATTTAAGTATTTGGTACTATTAGTCTTTAATAGCGGTTCGTTTTCTACTTGTAGCTTTTCTACTTGTACGTTTTCTACTTCTACCTTTTGGGAAAGTGGTTTTTCATAAACAATATAATCCCATTTTACAATCTTTCCGTTTTCCCTTGTTTGAGAGCGTTCTAAGTATCCAAGCTCAGAAAGTTCTTTAAATGCGCTGTAAATGGCTTTTTTTCCGTCTTTATGCCACTTCTCAACCTCCTCAACATACAATTCCCAGCTTTCTGGAAGTGCTAACAAATGACACAAAAGACCCTTTGCTTTCAAACTCATATCTTGTTTGAAGATAAACTCGTTATTAATAGTCGTAAAATTAGAGCTTTTTTTGACAAGAATCTTTTTCATAATCCAATCCTTTTAGCCTCTCTGTCAAGTTCTCTCAATCTTTTATTAATTGCTTGTTGTTCCTTTCTAGCGTTTTCAATCTCTTGAAAGAACTGGAAGCTTCTCTTTGTTTTGAAAAGCCTTTCATCGTCATTCATATAAATGTCAACAAGTCTATTGTAAAATTCATTGTATTTTGGATAAAACTTCGGATTCTCAATGAAAGCAATGTGTTTCTTTCTATAATGGTAAAATGAAGTTCTATGTCTTTCGAAGTAATCTTTTGCTTGTTGCATAGTCAATCCCATTTCAAACATGACAAAAGCAGCTGTTGACATTCTAGCGATTGTGTATTCTCTTTTTCTGCAATTACTGTCAATTGATCCGTAAGGGATGTCCATCAAATCCTCTGCTAAGAACTTGAGCTTTTTTATTTCTGTTTTAATTTTATCAATTTCTTTCATCTTCATATTTATTTTCATCATAACAAGGTGTGAATCTTTCATCATATTCTCTGAGAAAATCTTTTCTTGTAAACTCCTCATATAAATAGTATTCAAGATCATAAAAATTGTACGAAATTAGTGTTTCATTATCTTCTAAATATAAGTCCATTTTTTCTTCCCTTAGCTCCACAGCATTAACATAAAACTCTAGTTTTCTTAAATGAGCTATGATGTCTTCTTCACAATAAGGAAAATTGTTCATTGTGTTGTTTTCTCTATAATCGCTATCGCAATAGCCTATATCAGTTCCAGCTCTCATTAGAATGGTAAATCGTTTTTCTGTTGTTGTGGC